TACTAGGTAACATATGTGGTTCTCGTAGGTCATATGTACGAACACCAAATAAGTTTTTACCTTCTAAAGCAAATCTACTATTACCCCAACCACTTTCTAAAGCCGCCTGTGCTAATAGTATTTCAAGATTTACAGGATATATGTCTGTTGTTGTATTGTAAATATAGTTTACACAAGCGCCAACACTATTGATAAATGTTTGATTGTTTTCTCTTTCAAAATCTGGCCTAGTGTATGTGGTAATTTTTTCTAAGGTTTCCACCACTTCTTCTATTTGAAGTTCTTGTTTTGCGTGGAGCGCCTCATCTTTTTCTGCTGATACGGTGTACCAGATACCAAAAACAAACAAGATGACCGTTACAGCCATCAATGTTTGAAGTATTGTTTTTATTTTTGCAAGCATGTTAGGCTCTTTTGATTATTATATAATCGTAACTTGATATAGATTCTGGTTCATTTTCACCATACTCTGACCAAGTACCTATCTCTATGTCTTTGTTCTTCTTTTGAAAGAATTGCAAATCAGGCCTATCAATGTATTTTGACATGTTTTTAAATATCTTTTCAGATTGTTTTTCTGTAAAATTATTTGCAACATCTGTTGACCAATTGCCTGTGTAATAGGTCATTTTGTTTTCACAACCACTAATGAAGTGGTCTAGTTTTTTAGGGACGCCACTTATTACCGATTTAAGGTAGTGGTCCAGTTCTTTTGATTTAGTTTGTGCCATAATATAGTTCTCCTTCTCATTTATAAACCTTTGATTAAAAATTTCTGAATTACATTCTTAGTTGGTATAACGGTAGTATTACCACCATCTGACAACTCATTATGTTCATCATAATTATAATCACTCATCATCACATGTACATCTTTGTCTTGTTTTACAAGCCAACCAGTAGATACACAAATAGCCGGTTTGCTTTTCTGTATCTCTTTTAATGTACGCCAGCCAGAATCACTCTGTATATCCTCCCAATATACCATATAGAAATCGAATTCAAATGGTATGCCTGGTAGCACATCTGACTTTGCTCTTTTTTTAGCCACTTATTTCTTTCTTGTAAGTTTCATCTGCTTTCATTCTTAACTCAGCAGCTATGCTTTCTAAAATAGATGGTAAATGTTTTTCAATAACATCTGTCATCTCTAAAGAAAACTTATATGCTAGTTTAGTCATCTCTGCCTCTAATACCGACATATCTACACCGTTACCAGAAACATTTTCTTTTATAACATGTGCTAAAACAGCTGTGTTATAATCGTCTGCTTTTGCAATATTTGAAAGACCAAACCATAACATGGCATTCAAAACTACAACAAACATAACAAACTTTTTCATAATATATCCTTTCTCATTATTTATGGATACATTATACACTAATTGGACCATAGAGTCAAGCACTTTTTTGCTTATTTTTGCGTTTTTTTATGTTTTTTTTGATGGCTGCGACAGTTTTGTCACTACTCCGGTCGTACAAATTTGTCATTCCAACCAAATGCCTCTTTGACAACTGATTCGGTAAGACCTTTATACATTTTATTCAACGATTTGTTCTTCATACCAAGTAAGACCTTTGCCTCGTCTTGATGAAGACCCTCTAACATTTGAATAAACATTTTTTCTTTTTGTACTTTGTTAGTAGCATTATCAGCGCCTTTTACGAAATGCCATAGTCTTTTAGATTCGTTTCTTAATAGACCATGTTCAGTTCCTATCGGAGCTTCGTTTGCCATGAATGGAGGGTCACCTGCTGGTAAATCCCATGCAATATTAGGGTCAAAAGCACCTTTCAATACTTGTTTAAGAGGCGCTGTTGCGTGTTCTTTTAATACTTGAATTTTTTTAGGTTTATCTTTTGCGTTATTGACTTTTTTTAGAATTTCAGACATTAATTCTACTGTCTGACCCATACCAGATGTGCCTTGATTTGTTTTCATAGCAGCTGGATTCATTAAATGTGGGTGTCTTGCTTGTTCGGCCATAATTTCTCCTTCAGTTTGAATATATATTCGATAATATTATTTATCCATAAAATTTCGTTTAGAATACCAATCATAAAATGCCTTGTCCGTAAACAATTCTGCTATCTCGTTTGCTGGTACTTGGTCTGATTTTATACATGTTTCTAATGATTCATACTCGTAGGTATCTACCTTTCGAGTCATTTTTCTATCTTTGTTAGACTCTGCCAATGTTCTAACTAACCTTTCTTGTTTAACAATTGTCATCTGGTGGTCCTTTATCATTATTGTCTTTATAGTTACTATCTAAATTTGTTAGTAAAAACCATAATACTATAATTGATACGGGTACACCAATAAAAAATAATCCTGTCATTAAAACTTTCTAACAATATGTCTTCTTAGTGCTCTAGTTAATTCTTCCATTTTATCTATAATAGCAATTAAACTAGGGTCTGTAATATAATTTGTTTGTTCTTTTAATTTATCGTATTCTTTTAATGTTATCTGCACCATTGGTGATAGGTCTCTACTACCCTCATTTTCCATGGTGGCGTCTAAGCCTCTTTGTTTCTCTTCGCTGTCTGTCATAAAAACCTTTGGTTAACCTAAATGAAAACGGAGGACCTGGGGCCCTCCGTCTCCTGATTTTAAATTATGCTGAGTAAGCGACTTGCTTACCAAACACAGCAGTAATACCAGCAGCTATAATAGCTTTTGATGGTGTTCCTACTCTGTAAGAAACGCCTTTAGAACCACGATTTTCATAAATCATCATTCCTTCGTTTCTAAGTTTACCAACCATTGCAGCTGGTGACCTTAGGTCATATGTAGTTCTTAGTTGTTTCCAAGATACATCTGAACCTTTTGCAAAAAGATTTCTCACTTTTGCTGTTTTTGATAGTTTAGCTTTTGCCATAACTTTATCTCCTTTTAGGGTTTTTAAAAAATTAAACATATGTTTAATGTCCTTTCTGTGAGTTTAATGTACTCCTACAATTGCCAGGCAAAGCGTACTTTAGTAGTTTGACCGGCGAATTCTTATTTGTCATTATCTGGTTCAAAATCAGGTGTAAAATGTACATCTGCCATGTCAGATAAATCTCTAACTTCATCCTCAATATCTTTTGAAAATGGTTTATGTGGTCTGTGTTTAATATCTAACAACTTACTATAATCTAATCTAGCAGATTTGTTTTTACCACTTGTGTTTAATGTAACCATTTTATCTGTTAGTGTTTGAGCAGGATGTTTTTTGTTAAAATCACGGTAAACCAGTCCTCTGATTGTATCAATTACAAGTGCCAAGTCAGCCGTAAATGTCATTTGATTTGTTCTAATACCCATAGCTACAAACTTATCTAATAATTGATATGCGATATCGTCAACATTTCCTTCTACAAATTCTTTCGTCTGTTGTTCAACTAAACGATTGTGTTCCTTTGGGTCAACAGGATGTTGGACTTTTTCTTTGTCTTTAATTCTGTCTGTGGGAAATAGAATAATATTATCGTCACTCAATTATCTCTCCTTTAAAGTTTACTTTACCTTTTTCATTAAAGTGTTCTACAAGTTGATTATAACCACCAATTAAATTTCCATCAATCTTAATCTGTGGCATTTGCCTCACATTCTTACCAATGTCTTCAATTAGTTTACTAGGGTCGGAATCAAAGTCTTTTTCTAAAGATTTTTCTTCGTATTCAAGGCCAAGATTTTTTAGCAATGTTTTGGCCTTGTTACAATAAACACAATTGTTTTTACTATAAACTGTTATTGTCATCTTTATTCTTTAGGTTGTCCCATGCCTTTTTACTTTCATCATTTAGATTGTAAGCGTCAACAGCTTGTTCAATAGTGTAGTTATACATCTTATTAAACTTACCTAGAGGCAATCTCATACCTATCCATGTTCTATAATAACCATTTTTAGTCATAGTTACATCTTGTGCAAATATCTCATAACCTCTTACAGGTGTATCAGTTATTTTATTTACAATAGCACTTTCAACTTCGGTCACTACAGTTTTTGTTTCAGTTTTACCAAGTTCTTTGATGAATTGTTTTGATTCTTTATTCATCTCACCCTTGATTATATCTGCCAATTCAGATTTAGCCATCATTTTAGCTTTCTCTATTGACAATTGTAAATCTGGAGAAACAGCTGTTGCAACACCATAGA